CGTTCCGATTATTATGAATAACATTTCAGACGAGTCGGTGATTGATATAGATAAAAGAAATTATTATATCCAAAGTTATGATTTTACAATGCTCGGATATTTGATTGATGAAGAAGAATTTGAGGTCAAACCAGCAATCTCACGGGTGGTTCAATTATTTGAAGTGGACACTCAAGTACCTAAAGGGAAACGAGCGGAAATAACTCCATCTAATCCTGATGAATTTGTGTATAATTTATTTTATACCTCTGGAAACACTTCAATTATTGACGATAAAGTTGATTACAGAATTAATTTAACATTAGTTGGAACATCAAATGTTACTAGTGGAGCCACAATCAATGATGGATATAGAGTTTATATTAACGATGATTTTTATGGTGTCAATGTTAATTTTATTCAACTCAATACCGGTGACCTATTACGAGTAGATATTACAAAAAAAACACCAGGCGAAGAAGCAAACATAGAGTTCCAAGCAAAACTGGTATAATTATTCTCCGTAGATATCTTTTTTCTTTTTACAGTTTTCCAGAATTAACTTTTCTAGGTATTTGTAAATCTTTAATCCATTGTCTTCACAGTAGGTTTTTAACACCTGGTGTGTTGATTCAGATATTTTTAGATTCTTAATCTTCTTAGGGGTATTTTTCATAGAGGTAGAAAAAAGGCAGAAAAAAAACATACTGCTTAATAATACATACTTAAAAGTCAAGTTTTTTGTGTTTAATTCAAATATTTATCATTAAAATAAAACCGAATAAGAAAAATTAAAAAATGTTTTTTCAAGTAACATCTCAAGCAAACCAAAAAGTTTTTGTGTCCCCAGGGGTATACACATCTGAAACTGACTTATCGTTTGTTGCCCAAAGTGTTGGTGTAACAACTTTGGGTCTCGTAGGCGAAACACAAAAAGGGCCAGCCTTTGAACCAATCTTCATCACTAACTTTGATGAATTTCAAACTTTTTTTGGTGGTACCATACCAACCAAATTCATAAATACACAAATACCTAAATACGAAGCCGCTTACATAGCCAAAGCTTATTTGCAACAATCCAATCAATTGTTTGTAACACGTATTCTTGGTCTTTCAGGCTATGATGCGGGACCCTCATGGAGTTTGCAAGCTATCGCTAACGTTAATGGCACCACTGTTGGTATCAACACGGGTGTTGCTTCTGTTCCTTTTACAGTAACATTTTCGGGTAATACCTCTGGTTCTACTCTTAATTTTGGTAGTGGTTTACCTGCGGTTATTTCAAACTCTCTTCCAACTCAATACACGTTAAATGATGGCTCAACCTCAACATACAATGCTGACTTATTCGGATTCATGTTGGATATTTCGGGAGATACAACTATTTCTGCAACAACAGTTAATGTATATGGTTCACTTCCGACAACGGGTTATACAATTTTAGACGCTGCTTTTTCAAATGTTGAGAACATTTTTGGTTGTGATAATTTAAGTCTTAATTCTGCTGATTTAACTGCTGGAACGAACGACCCTTGGTATTATGCAACATTTGATATTACAGGTAATACTAATGGCTATTCAGGATATTCTTGGTATTATGATGTTACGAACTTTGTGACGGGTGCTTCTGGTTCTTTTACCGGAACAATTACTGGTGTATCTTACACCTACTCAGGTACAGCTTATACCGAATGGAATAATTTAATTCTAGCTACTGTGCGTTCTCGTGGTATTTCAGTTTACTCTGCTGATTTACATGGTCCACAATATCAAGTTACTGGTTTAACAGATTTAAATTTAGTTTGTACCGGAGCTTACTCAGGAATTTCACAAAGCCCATTTGCTACGTTCCAATTGAGTGGTGTAACTTATGAAGGCAAGACTTTCTCCTTTGACACTTCTTTCGACTCTACTAATGCAAACTATTTAACTAAAGTTTTAGGGATTACAAACTTCTCTAAACCTAGACAAGAAGTTCCAATTTATGTTGAAGAATCATATCTTGGTATGTTAAACTATGGTTACAATAAAGGATATGTTCGTGGTGTTAAGTGCGATTTGATTGCACTTCCTGAAGCTCGTGATAAAGCTTCAACCACTTCTATTGCATGGTTCTTGGACCAGTATCAAACCCCTAAAACACCATATTTTGTATCAGAACTACGTGGTAATAAAGTTTACAACTTGTTTAGATTTATGACTATCAGTGATGGTAATTCGGCAAACACTGATGTAAAAATTTCAATAGCAAACATTTCCTTCAATAACCAAACCTTTGATGTGTTGGTTAGAGACTTTTTTGACACGGATGCTAATCCGGTTGTTTATGAAAAGTATACTAATTGTACAATGGACCCTTCACAAAACAGCTTTATTGGTAAGAAAATTGGTTCAGCTGATGGTGAGTATCCATTAAATTCTGCATACATAATGGTGGAAATGTCAGATGAATATCCTGTTGACGCACTACCATGTGGATTCTATGGACTTGAAGAGAGAATTTACGAGACAGCAACTAACCCGTCTCCATTTCCTATTATCAAAACGAAATACTTTTTCCCTGGTGAAACAATTTATGACCCACCGTTTGGAACTACTGCTGGTGCTGCAAACATCGTTACTTCATCTGGTGACATCGTACGAAGAACTTATTTAGGAATTTCTTCTCAATTTGGAATTGACACTGACCTTCTTCAGTACAAGGGGAAAAAGAACCCCGTTGTTGGTTGGGATTTGGCTACAACTTCAGAACCTTGGAATTACCAAACTAAAGGTTTCCACATGGATTCTGGAGCAACTGTTGTTACTATTGTTAATTCTCAAGTAACAAGCGGAACTCCAGCATTTGATTGCGGTGTTGCAAGTTTTGATTCTGAACCTACTTCCCAAGAAAGTCCTTACTACTTTATTTACTCAAGAAAATTCACCTGTGTATTTCAGGGTGGTTTCGACGGATGGGACATCTACAGAGAGTTTAGAACTAACCAAGACAGATTTGCACTTGGAGCATCTGGATACTTACAAGGTTCTACACCAACGCAACGTTATCCAACAGCTTCCGGTGATGGTACTTTCAAAAGAATTGTAGTTGGTGATAACACTCAAGATTTTGCAAACACTGACTACTACGCTTACTTACTTGGGCAATTAACATTCAATAACCCGGAATCAACAAACATCAACGTGTTTGTAACCCCTGGTATTGACTATGAAAACAACTCTAACTTGTGTGAGTTGGCTATCGGGATGGTTGAAAATGAAAGAGCTGATGCGATTTATATCGTAACAACTCCTGACTATAACATGTATACCCCTGATAGTAGTTCTCAGTATGAAATTATTTACCCACAAGCTGCGGTTGATAATCTAGACAACACTGGAATAGATTCATCATACACAGCAACTTATTATCCATGGATTTTGGAAAGAGACACAGTTAACAATACCCAAATTTACATTCCACCTACTGGTCAAGTTTGTAGAAACCTTGCTTTAACTGACAACATTTCTTTCCCTTGGTTTGCTTCAGCTGGTTATACAAGAGGTCTTGTGAATTCTGTAAAAGCTAGATTAAAACTTACACAAGAAGATAGAGACACTCTTTATCAAGGACGTATAAATCCGATTGCTACTTTTTCTGATGTTGGTACTGTAATTTTTGGTAACAAAACACTTCAAATTAGAGACACAGCTTTGAATAGAATAAACGTAAGACGATTGTTACTTCAGGCTCGTAAGTTGATTTCAGCGGTTGCAGTACGGTTGTTGTTCGAACAGAATGATGAAATTGTAAGACAACAATTCTTAGATTCGGTAAACCCTATCTTAGATGCGATTAGAAGAGACCGAGGTTTGTATGATTTCCGTGTTACGGTTGCATCCACTCCTGAGGATTTGGATAGAAACACTCTCACAGGTAAAATCTATTTAAAACCAACAAAGGCTTTAGAATTTATAGATATCGAATTCTTAATTACTCCAACTGGAGCGTCTTTCGAAAATATTTAATATCTTTGGGGTGGGAAAAATGAATTTCCCACCCTTTTTTTGCCATTTCAATAATGAAAACAAAACATACGTCGTCCTTTAAAACCGGAACCCCTGACCTTAAATACTACGCTTTTGACTGGGACGATAATTTGGTACACATGC